GTATAAGAGACAGTTATTATAATCATTAATAATTTTTTGTAAAACTGTTTCTTTAAAAAACATACATTGATTTAATTTTTGATGTTCAAACTTCATTTTGTTATATATATAACAGGTATTTTTTTTATCATTTTTTTTATTTTATCATATTAACAAATGTCTTTTTATTTACAAGCAAATGCATTTTTAAGAAATTCTAATATTATTCATTCACGTATAGATTCCTGTTCTGTATCTAATTCTTCTATTACTACTTCTTCTTTAGATATGAACTTGCAAAATATTACATCGGTTCTTGACCCAATAAATCCACAGGATGCAGCTACAAAAAAATATGTTGATGATTTAGAAATCACTATACAAAATATTACTTTAAATAACACTACTCCTTCTTTAATTAATTCTTCGTTATATGGTTCGTTTATTATTAATGTTTCTAATAATATCATTAATGGCCCCTCTGCTCAATTCAACATTTCTAAAAATTCTCCTACAATTAAACCACATATTTCAAGAATTCGTTCTTGTCCAAGTATGGGTAATTCTCTTTATATTTTATGGGATGAAAATTCTGGTATTTACCTTTATAAAACTCAATCTTCTTTTAATGGTTCTTATAAAGTTAAAATTATTTAAACTTCTTTTGGAATTAACGGAACTGGTTTTGACAATTCACTTAAATCATCATCTTCCATTTCCAATGTTTCTTCTTGTCTTTCTTCTGTAGTATTTTCATCTTGTTTTTTAGATACATTTTGTTCATTTTGGAAAAAACTTACAAGTTTAAACAAAAACGCGGCATCTGCTAAATTATACGCCCCACTTCTTTGTCCTTTTACGACACCTTGAATCATTACTTGTTTGGCATTTTCCTCATTTAATTCTTTTTCAGTTCCTTTAAAATAATTAATTGCTCTTTGTAATAAATCTGCTTCTTGTAATAGATATGCTCCTTTTTGTTGAGCGTGTTCAATATACTTTTCAATTAATTCTACACAATTATCTTTTGTAATTTCCATTTTATATTTAATAAAAAATATTGTTTAAATTATTTTTATTAAATATTTGAAAAATATAATGAAAAGTATATTGGACGATTTGATATCAGATTTAATAAATAATATACATAAAAATTTATTAAAAGATAAAAATGATAATAAAATAAAAAAAATTACAAATTATTTAATTTCATCTATTACAGATAAACTTAAACCATTTTTAATTACTATTATTGTTATTATTATTATTTTATTATTTATTTTATTTATTCAATTTTCAATACTTTTATCTACAAAATCTCATCACGTATAGAATCTTTTGATTTTGTCACTGGAAATCTTGGTAATCCATCATTTGTATAACCAAAAAATTTTACACATAATTTTCTTCCTATATATTTATCACCTTCTTTATAATATTTTACACGTGTTTCTTCATCTCCTGCTTGCCTTACATTAAACGTTTTACCATCTTGTGTAATACATTCCCACATTACTAATTTTTCACCATCTTTTTCTTTTTTCTCATATCCATAATTTACAATCTCAAATTCTGCATCATCAAAATCTTTTAATTTCATTAAATTATTTGTTCTTTTAAACTCGTATGGTTTATCATTTCTTACAATAGTTCCCTCATATTCTAATTCTATAAATTTTTGATGATATTTATATATTTCTTCTACATTATTACATACATATGTTGGCACTATCTTAATTTTATTATACTTTTTTGAAACAAGTATTTCTTGTAATATTTCATTTCGTTCTTTGAAACTTTTATTCTCATTTCTTATATCATATACATGATATTCCATATTATTTAACTTTATCATTTCTTCTTTACTTATATTTTTCTGCTTACGTAATACTCCATATTCTTCAAATAACATTCCATGAACATACAATTCACCATCTAATTCAATATCAACATTTCTTAATTCTTGGTGTAATTCTGTATCTTGTAAGCTTGTAAATTCTTTTCCTGTTCTTGAATACATCTTATTATCTGACCAATACATCCTGTATCCATCTAATTTTGGTTGAACATAACACGGAAATTTTATCTTTTTTTCTTCAAATATTTTTGCCAACATTACCCCCATTTCTACTTTATCATTTTTAATTTCATTTTCTTTTTCTTGACTAAATTCTTTATATCCTTCCTTTATTTTATTTAACCATTTTTGTTGCGCTTCTTTTATTGCTTGTTCATTATCTGTTGTTTCATTTCTTTTTCCTATATTTTTACCCTTTATAATTGTTTGTGTTTTTGTCATTTTATTTTGACCATATTCAGTTTCAATTATATTATCAATTACTTTAATTCTCCATTTACGTTCATTCTTGTATAACATTGGATATTCTTTTATTTTAGTATTTTTATTATAAATATTTCCATCAATTGTTATCCAATATAACCCTAATGAATCTTGATTTTCAATAACATTTAAAATTAAAATTTTTTTATAAGATTTTTTAATCTTTTCTTTTAATTCTTCTTTTGTTATATTTTTTGATATATCTTGATTAATTATTTCAATATCATCTTTAAATAATTCTTGTAAAACTGATACAGTTATTATTTCATCATCTGTAAATAAATCTGTATTTAATTTTTCAGAATTTATATTTAATATATTATTAACATCTTTAATCGTATATAATTTAAACATTTCTATATTTGACAATTTCATATCATTTTCATTTGATAAATTAATAATTATATTTTTATTTTTAATGTTTGTAGATTCGATTTTAACAGAATTTTTTTTATTTGATTTAAATACACAATACCGATTTAAAAATGAAATATCTTTTTCATAATCTGTCATTTGTATATTTTTATACAAATCTTTAAATAATTTAGATTCAAGTAATTCATAACCTTGTTCATTAAATCTTTTTACTAATTTTTCATAATCTATAATAAATTCATTTGAACCAGATGATAAATAATTTTGACCATTTAAATATACATCTATTTTATTATTAAATTCTGGATTACTAAAATCATATCGTTTTAAATAATATATTAATTCATTATCTAATTCAAAACTTTTTGTTGTTTTATTATTAAATAATTTATACAATTCACTATTATCCATAAATGTGCAAATAAAAATTCCATTTGTTTTTAAAGATTTATTTAATATATTGAAAAGATTATCTAATGAATTTTTAGATTTAAAAAAATAATGTAATGCAAAATGACAACAAGCATTATCGTATTTATCATCTTCAAACATTGTTAAATTAAGTTTAATATCTGTTAAATCAACAGTGTAAAATTTAAATCTTTTATTTAATTCTGGATTTATACTGTCAATACGTCTTTTACACTCTAATTTAGAGTCATTACAATAATCAAATCCATCTACATTTTGTATATTAGAATGAATCCATTTATGTAAATCTCCACATTTACCAGAACATAATTCCAACAAATTTACAGTATTTTTTAAATATTTATCATACAAATCTTTTTTTATATTGTTATGAAAAGTTCTCATTGTTTGAAAAAAAAAATTTGATTCTTTTACGTTTTTATATTTATATAAATCAGTTAATAATATAGGATTATGTATTGAATTCCATATATTACAAGCAACTGAACTAAAATTACCAAATTTCGTAGGATTTACAGTTTTATCCCATCTTGTTCGTAATGGTATCCATTTTTTATTTATTATATCCCATTTAAATTCAATTACTGTATTTGTTTGATATGGTTCATTTGTAATTGGGTCTTTCATATCTTTAGGTATTTGTGTTGTAAATGTTTTTGTATCTGTTATTTGTTCTCCACATAATTTATTTACATCAAATAATACTAAATCATTTATAAAACTTTTTGGATTTTTACTATTATAATGTTGCACATATAAATTCCAATTACTACCTTCTTTTACAGCATAAAAATCTACACTATTCATTTCAGCAGGTTTCCATTTTAATAATGTTTTCCACTTTTTATTTACTGGATAGCATTCATTCATTGGTGTATAAATTAATCCATCATTTTCATATTCCATTTCTTTTATATCATCCATAATTTTTTTTGCACCTAAAAATATATTTTTATAATAATATCTTTTCATCTTTATCATATAATATTTTTCATCATCTTCATTCGAAGATTCTTTGATTGATTCAATTACATGATTTAATCTATTAAGTCGGGTTTTTAATAATTGCGTTTTATCACCTCTTAAATCTTTATTATTCACAGCTAATATATCAAATGCTAAAAATATAAACCCATTTCCATTAGAACGTGCAATCAATTCGCCATCTATTACAGTTCCACTATATAATTTTGATTTAATATTTGTTTTCATAATCTTTTTCAAATTATTATCTATTATGTATATACTTTTATCATTAGTTATAAACATTATATATCTATCTCCATCTGCTTTATCAGTAATAGCATATTCAATTTTACCTAATTCATATATCAAATGTTTTTGTAATGTTTCTGGTTGTGCCCCAACAAAAAATGATGTTTTGAATATATTTTTATATTCTTCCAACACTTTATATTTTTCATTCATTGGTATAATTATTTTACTCATTTCTTTTGGAAACAGCACTAATGTTAATATTTGTTTCAATACTTGATAATCAATTTTGCTTTTTAATTCCAATTCAATCTCGTATGTTGTTTTTTGATTTGAAATAACTTTTGTTAAATCAACTTGACATAAACCTAAATCAAAACTAAATCTTTGTTTCTCACGAGTGTAATATTTGTCATTACTACTAAACTCTTTTAATAAAAGTTCCTTTGAAATTGCTATACGAATATTATAATCATAAATATTATAATTGAATATTTTCTGTTTTTTCTGATATACTATTGTATTTAAATTTTTATCATATATCTCTTTTACATTTCCATCTTTTTCATTATATATTTTTTCAATTGTATTTATTTCTTTATATCGTATATCATTTTTAATAAGAATATTTTTTAATCTATAAAAATAATCAATTTCATTATTCGTTTCAAATATATTTTTACCATCTATATATTTGAATTCACCTATACGAAATTCCAATTCATTATTATAATTATGTCTTGATAAAATTTCAAGGATTTTATCCTCGATTTTTTTATCAAACGCTATAACTGTTAAATTGTCCATTGTTATTAATATTAAAATATTTTTATTTTTCATTTTTTTAATTCATAATGAAATCATATATTTCGGTCGATAATTTTTCACCAAGTTTTTTATTATTAACTTGAATGTCCTTTAAACATAATCTCCCTTTTTGTTTTAAATCTTCAATTAAATCTATTAATCTTGAATAATGTTTTTCAATTGCTTTTGATTTTTCAATTGATACTTTTGGTATTGTTGTCAATATTGCACGTAATTTATTATTCATTATTAACGAACTTTTCTTTGATGATACAAATTCTATTTTTGATTTTTCTTTTAAAAATTCCTTGTATTTTAATTTATTAAACAACAACAATATTACATCCAACGAATGTTTTAAATTATATGAATATAGTATTGTTATATTATCTCTAAAAATATTATTTAATACAAATCCATTAATCATTTTTTCATATTTTTTATTATATGTATTCATTTCAATTAAATATATAAATTTATCTTTATCTATTGATTCTAATATCCTTGTTTTTTGATTTTTATATCTTCCATCAATAATACTTGATATTACATCAGATAATGTTTTACGTTCTATTAAATATTCTATATCATTATTCTCATTGTATATATGAACATCACCTATATCCAACATTTCTTCACCCCAATTAATATCGGTTGTATCAATTTCCTTTAATAAATTAATTAAACCTGTCTCTCGTTTATCAAAAACAATTTTCATTTTATTGTTTTGTATTAAAAAATATAAAAAAAATATATTTTTCAATATAAAAATGCAATTAATCACGTTAGATGATTTTTCAACATTATATATAAATTTCGATTTTGATAAATTATTGATTGATAACGATAATCCTTATATAAATGATAATAATGTTTATTTAAATTATAAAAATGCTTATATAAATCTTTCTAAAACCAATTTTTTAACATTACAATCACTTTTATCAAATATAAATTATCATAATAAATTCAATATTCCTATTGAAAACAATAATATTATTATTTTTAATCAAAAAGAAGATTCAATTTCACAATTAAATCATTTTAAATTTTTATATAAACAATTATTAATCTCACAACAAATACAATTTGATAATTTTATTAAATACATTGATAATTTAAACAAATTAAAACCACAAAAACATTCACCACCAAGTTCTATTAAAAGTAAAAAATCTATTATTACAAAATTAAAAAGAAAATTTAAATAATTGATGTTAAAGTTTTAACTATGTGTTTTGTTGTTTCAATTTGATTATTTAATTGATGTTTGTATTCATAACATACACTTAATTCATTTTTTATACAATCATATTTCATTTCTAACTCTTTTATCTCTTTTTCATATTTAACTATTTTTTCAATTGTTATATCATAATATCGATTAAATACATATAACAATTCATTTTTTGTAATAATCTTATTACATTGCCAACACGAAACATTATTCATATATTCTAAAATTGGTTTTGAAGATTTAAAAATATCAATGTTATCAATAATACATTTTATATGAAATAAATGACCACATTGTAATATAAAAAATCCATAATTATTTTCATCTGTTTTATTACATTTACAACAAATATAATTATCTTTATCTACATAGTTTAAATACGGTTCATAATCTGTATCAATTGAACGAGCTAATCTTTTATAATTATTATTTACATTAATTTTATCATATTCATCAATTTCTTCTGTATGATTTTTGTAAAATTCCATTTTATATATTTTACTTTTTATTTTTAAATAATATTACTATTTATTTCTATACCACAATATTCTTTTGGACTTTTCTTATAATCTTCATATCTATATATATTTATTTCAATCGCTGTTTTAACTAATTTACTAAAAATATCTTTAAATTCTTTTCCATGACCTATTATAGGTATTCCATTTGAATCATAATTAGATAAATGTGCTAGTTCATGTAATAACACAAACATTAATAAATTTATATCATATATATCATCATTTTCATCCTTTGTTCGAATACACATATATATAGATTCTTTATTTAATGTATATGTAGTCCAATTTTCAGATTTAATAGCTTCTGATAATATATGTGCATTATAATTTCTTTTTAGATATTTTACAAAATCTTGATTTGTATTTTTATCTAAATATTCAATTAATTTCTCAATATTTTTATTTAATAATGCCAATGTATTTGCCGATTGAATCTTGTATTCATTCGATTTGTTTAATCCATTTCTTATTTTATATACTTTATTATCAATTGGTGATTTC